AACGAGGGACGGGGGTGGTGATGCCGAACATTGAGCCTGACGTATACGGCAAAAAGGCCTATCGAGAGGAACGAGATGCCCGGATGTTTCTCCAGTATACGGAGAAGAAGATGACCGTCCATGAGATAGCTACCCGGTGGGGGATACCGTGGAACACGGTGCGAAAGGCTCTGGAGAGGGAATCAATCAGACGGGGTGTCGAAGTGGATTTCCAAGAAAATATGATTTACAAAAGGAGGAACCGGGGAAATGGTTAATTTACTGGTCATAAGTTCCGCAGCGGTTCCAGCCCTATTAACAGCCGGAGGCCCAGACAGTATTATCGGCAGGATTCTAGCCTTCACCCTCCTGTTTGTGGGGGTGGTAGCCGTTCTGGTCGTTTTGGCCAAGTCGAATGAGGATGGAATCTAACAAACCAAACCGGGGGAGATCCAAATGAACGATTACAAAGATGTAGTGGAAACGCAGGAGAAAGAAGGGGACTTGAGGACCAAGGAACAGGGCCCACAGGGCTCCGTCATCTTCAAAATCGGGGACGTTATCAACATCAACGGGGTTCACTTTCTGATTCGTAAGGTCACACCGAAGGACATTGTGATCAGGCCGAAGTCAGGAAGGGTACGGGTGATGAAAGACGGTAACAGACAATACAATCAGGACTGAGGAGGAGAAATGTCAGACACGAATAATTTTTACAAGGACTTGGTTCCGGGGGAAGTAAAGGACAACAAGATGTCAGACAAGGAGGCCCGTCAGCGAGAGGTAGAAAGGCTGAAGAAACGGATTGCCGAGTTGCAGGAGGAGGACGGAGACAAGAAGGCCCTGCGTCTCAAAGGGGTAACAGTAGTGGTGACGGCGTACAACGCTGCCAAGACGATAGGGGAGACGATCACCAGCCTACAGGCCCAGACCTACCCGCCAGCCCAGATCATCATTGTGGATGATGGGAGTACCGATGATACACTGGCCGTGGTCCAACGCTTTTGCGAGAAAAGCAAGATACCAATTTGGGTCAAGACTATCGAGAACAGCTGGGTGTACAAGGCCCGGAATATAGGAGCCCTCCGGGAAGATACGATGAGGGGTGAATATTTGATGTTCCTCGATTCAGATGATATGATCCATCCGGGGTATATCGAACGGGCCACCAAGCTCCTTGACAACGATCCCACGCTGGATATCGTCTACACTGATGAGACCGTATTCAACGAGAGTGTGAGTGACGGCAAGATCGTTCCGACCATAGATGCTCTCGAAGACTCCCGGAGAGAATACGCAGCACTGCTTCAGGTCAATTATATCCCGTATTGTGCGGTGATGAGATACGGGTTGTTTGAAGATATCGGAGGGTACACCGAGGTTCTCAACGACCACCGCAATCATATGTGTGAATGGAAGCTGTGGTGGGATGCTATCCGGAGGAGAGCCCGGATCATGAAAGTGAATGAGCCCTGGTTCTACTATCGGCAGAGCCCGGATCAGATGAGCAAGCATTTCATCCGGGATAGATTTGATCAGCTGTTGGAAATGGCTTTCCTCTCCAAGGCTTCTGATCATTATCTTGGAACCGTAGTGATCAACTCCGGGGTTCGGGAAGGCCGGATCATCCTTGTGAAGATGAGGGATCAGGACGTGGTCAAGCTTGCGGAACCTCTCGAAGATGTTCAGAACCTGGGCCTGTGCCTTTGTATGTTCTCTGCTCCTCAGGAGGAGAAGTACAGGCACATCCTCAAAGATGGAGACGGGTTCAAAATCTATGAACTCGACTTTACCGATGAGTATATGGATCCCAAGACGCAGGTCAGGAGACTCCGGACAGAACTATTCTATGAGGATAAGTTCGACAAGAAGCGGGTACAGTATCCTGATCTGAACTCCCGGAGTATGGTGTGGGATGCTGGGGGATATCGGGGAGACTGGGCATCAGCAATATATCGGGCTACCGGGGCCAACATCTTTATCTTTGAGCCAGTAGAAGATTATGTCCTCACGATATGCAACCGCTTCGAGAACCATGGGGAGAAGGTACAGGTATTCAACTTTGGGATTTGGGACAAGAATGTGAATCATGACGTCTACGGGGCCGATGACGGGGTTACAATGTTCGGGCCTGAAGGTGTCCCCGGCACCAAACTTCCCTTTCGGGATATCCGGACGGTCATGGATGAACTCCTTGATCCGGGGGGAACCATCGACCTCCTGAAGCTGAATATAGAAGGGGCTGAGTACAACGTGATAGAGGCCCTCATCGATTCCGGGAAGATAAACCAGATCAAGCACCTTCAGGTACAGTTCCATGACTTCCATACGGGAGATAGGAAACGCAGGCAAGCGATCCAGAAGAAGCTGGCCCAGTCTCACACACTGATGTGGAACCTCGACTTTGTATTTGAAAGCTGGTCCCACAAAGCGGCTTCTGGGGAAGGTTCTCAACCAGTAAAGGAATGAACACACTATTGACTTGGACTGTTATCAGCCATTGTAACATTTGCGGCAAACCCTACGAATTGTGGGAGCTTGCCGAGTATTGGTTTGGATTCCGGAGAGTGCACGTTTGTATTTCGTGCGAGAATGAAGCGAGAAAACACGGATGTGAAAAGGTACAGGCTGAGTCGAAAACTATGTGAGGCGTCAACTACGTTGAAGAATCAAGATGGTTAAAGGAGGGGGACGAGATGCCCATTGACAGTAAATCAGTTTATTACCAGGAACGAATCTATGATTGGGAGATGATCGAGACGATCCTGGAAGGGGAACGGGCAGTCAAGGATGCAGGTGAAACCTACCTGCCCAAGCTCAAGGGCCAAGACACCAGTGACTATCAAGCCTACAAGGAGAGGGGGACTTTTCTGAACGCCACCGCCAAGACCGTTCAGGGTCTTACCGGGGCTGTCATGAGGAAAACTCCGAAAGTCAACGCCCCAGCCGTGCCCAAGGAGGTTCTAGAGGATTTGACTCCGGACGGGCTCAGTGTAGACGAGCTTGCCAAAACCCTACTCAGTGAGGTTCTGTCTTTCGGGTATCTTGGAGCCCTCGCAGACTTTGACGACAATACCAACCGACCTTATATCAGCCGTTACAAGGCTGAGGACATACTGAACATACGGACGGAGAAGGTGGGCCGGATAGACGTGATTGTTGATATTATCCTTCAGGAAGTCTATTATGAGGCCAACCCCAAGGATGAGTTCGTGACCGACAAGAAAACCCGGCTGAGAAGGCTTCAGCTGATAGACGGCATCTACAATGTCTCCACTTACATCCAGAATGACAAAGGGGAATGGGGAACGGAGCAGGAGGGTATTACTCCAAAGGTGAGGGGTCAGTTTATGGATTTTATCCCTTTTGTCTTCTTTGGATCGGTCACCAACCACCACGTTCCCGACAAACCTCCCTTACTTGATTTGGCCTTCTTAAATATCAAACACTGGCAGGTCACAGTCGATTATTATCACGGGCTTCACTACTGTGCGTTGCCCACTCCTTGGGCGGCTGGTTGGCCGAAGGAGAGCAAGTTGTATGTGGGGCCGGGGAAAGCTTGGGTGACAGAAAACGAAGCTGCCAAATGTGGGTACTTGGAATTTGGAGGATCAGGGCTTGGGGCTGTCCGGGTAGCGCGGGAGGATTTGAAACAGGAAATGGCTACAATGGGAGCACGTCTTCTCGAAGGACAGAAGGCGGCAGCAGAGGCGGCAGAGACAGTAGAACGGAGACAGTCCGGGGACGTGGCCACCTTGAGCAGCATATGCTCCTCGATAGAGAACGGGATGAAGAAGCTGCTGGAGTATGTCTCACTATGGATAACGGCTACTGTGGGAGAGATAACCGTGGCTCTCAATCGGGATTTCGTATCAGACAGGCTTGCTCCTCAACAGATAACAGCTTTGCTTCAGGCTCTTCAGTCCGGGGCTATCTCTCTTGATACGTTCTTGTGGAATCTGCAGCAGGGGGAGATATTGGCCCCTGACACTACTGTGGAAGAGGAGAAAATGAAGTTGGCCTTGACGGGCAACGGGAATTTTACCTCAACCGGGAAAGGATCGGAAGAGGAACCGGAGAAGAAGCCATTGCCCAAATCCAAATCCAAGTTGAATCGAAGGAAGCCCACAGAGGTTGAGTTGGAAGAAACCGAATGAGCAAACTAGATAAACAGGTGGCCAAGGTGGTTCAGTCGGTGACTGTGGGATCCCAGAACGTCCTATTGTGCCATTGTTGGAATGGGGGATATTTGGTTGGTCGGGAAGAGAGGGATGAGAGGCATTGGCTGAACAAATCCCCCATATCGATGCGGAAAGCGGAGGAGTTGTACAAATTGGAGACTCAGAGGTTAAAGACAACAATGAGGGAGCAACCATGACGATTGTTTGCGGGGTTTGTGGGAGTATCAACGTGGACATCTTGTCTATCTCTCGCAGGGGAGACAAACGGAAGTTCAGAGCAAGGTGCAGAAAGTGCGGACAAATTATTGAATCAGAAGAAGGAGGTTCGCAGAATGGCTACAACGCTGCTCACCAACCAAGTAAAGAAGGATGCCCGGATACTAGCCAAGGCCAAAGATATAAACAACAAAGCCAAGGCCAATCCCCGTTATCGGCTTGCCCTGAAGTTGGAACAGAATCGGGGCAAGGTCAAATCTGCTAGCCGGAGGAAGGGGTGAGTCCCTTGAGAGAAAGGTGGGCTGAAGCCCTTCGTGATCCTTACTGGTGGGGAGTGGTCATTCTTTGGGTGGTGGCCTTGATGTTGTTCTTCTTGTAGGAGGAAGCTCAATGCCGGGAAATGTTCAGCAGGATATCTATGACGGTTTCATCCGGGCCAGTGTGGATCTGGAAAGACTAACGGAGAGTACACGTGGAGATGTAGTTGGCTTGCTAGAACAAGCTAAGGATGAAATAACAGGCCTTCTGGCCAAGAACGATCTAGGAGAGATCAAGCTCACCAAGTGGAGAGAATCCCGATTGGAGATGCTGAAGGGGGAGATATCGGGAATTTTGGGCGAAACCTACAAGGTGACCAAGGACCATGTTTACAAAGAGTTGAGGGACATAGCCGGGTATGACGCTGTGAAGGTGGCTGATATAATCAACACTCCTTTTGGAGGGGCTACTCTATTTGATGTGACTCTCACGAACGATATGCTCAACGAGGTAGTCAACAGCACCATGATCGAGGGCCGGGTCATCGGGGACTGGTGGAAGAAGAAGTCGGATGACTACCGGGATCAAATGTTTGCAACTCTCCACGATGTCAACCGGAGGATTCAGCTGGGCCTGATAGAGGGTCAGGCTATCGGGGAGATGGTGCGCCGGATAGTTGGGACAAAAGCGGAGCCCGGAACCCTTGGGATAATGAAGAGAGATGCCACAGCCCTCGTTCGGACTTCTGTGCTTCAGGTAGCCAATAACGTCCGCAAGGATTTATATGAAGCCAACTCAGACGTGATCAAGGGCTACCGACAAGTGAGCACCCTCGATGCTCGAACGACTCCTTTGTGTCGGGCTCTGGATAATGGGAAATGGGATATGAACGGCAAACCTCTTGAAGGGACTACTATGGGTTGGCCGGGATTTCCTCCTCATCATTGGCAGTGTCGATCTGTAATGATACCTATTCTGAAGAGCTATCGGGAGTTGGAGAAGTACAAGCCAGAACCGGGCCGTGTACGGGCTCACAATAAGAAGCTGAAGGCCTTGGATCTGATATCACCGGAGGTTCGTGCTAGCATGGCCGGGCCTGTAGCTGCTGACCTTGACTACGGGGCTTGGTTGAAAACCCAAACGGAGGCTTTTCAGATAGATGCGTTGGGGGTGAAGAGATGGAAGTTATGGAAGGCTAACAAGCTCACTATGGCAGACCTTATCGATCAGCAGGGCCGTCAGCTCAAGGTAGCAGACCTCATCCAGAAGATGAAGGACGAGGGACGACAGGTCAGGGGACTGACTCCCGAAGAAAGACCACCTATGCCCAAGCCTGTACCCAAGCCCAAGTTCCTACCGGAGAACACGAGTGGGATCCAATCCGTATCCGGGAGAAGTATCCCACCTGCCCCTCCTCCCAAACCCAAGATTGTTATACCAAAGGAGCAAGCCGCACGTCAGGTAATCAAACAGGTGGCCAAGGGAGATTATCATTATGACGGCGGGGATTGTGGGATGTTTGCCCGGTCTATCTATGAGGCTTTGGGAGGAGAGAAGGCCGGAGTGGAAGCGTTCGGATTGTATTTCAGGAGTGAGGATGATATCGGACACATCATTCTGAAGTACAAAGGCAAATATATAGATGGATATGGTATTCAAACCTATGATGAGATTATTGGGAGATGGATTGAAGGAAGACCAATTGGAGATATTGAACTCAGGCCCTTGATTCTGGGAAAGATACGAGGGGGAGGAGACAGAGCCTGGAATTGGTTTGATGAAGGTAAAGCTATTGAAGATGCCCGTCTTCATAAAGATATCGAAAAGATGTTGAAAGAAGTCAGGGAAACAAAAGTCAAACTTTTTGATTATCCGGAAGCCATCAACCCTCACGGTGCACTCAACACCCTCCTTAATGGGGAGTTGGTGAAGATGGAAAAGATGGAGATGGGCGGGGGTATCAATGACTCCTATATCGTTGAGTTCAAGACCGGGAACAAGGTCATCAAAGGGATATACAAACCTATGGCCGGGGAACGGTGGGATGTCCGGATGACCGTGAACAACAGAGATGTTCCGTTGGCCTACCGGGAAGCAATGGCCTATGAGGTGGATCAGGCTCTGGGCCTGGGTCTTGTACCTCCTACGGCGGTGACCCATATAGACGGTAAGGTGGGTTCAATCCAGATGTGGGAGGACTTGTGCAAGCCCGGTTATTTCTACAGCGGGGATAATCCGAAGGTGGAAGAGAGAGTATTTGGATTGACCTTTGATTACATTATCGGGAATACAGACCGTCATGGAAAGAACTGGTTGCGGAGGACTACAAACGGAAAGTTGATTTTTATCGATCACGGTTATTCCTTTCCCAGAGCCACTAGCACACGGACAACCGGGCTGGATGAATTCCGTCATACCCTCAAAGATGATTATTCTATCAAGGAGATCGAGGCCAGTGTTCAATTTATAAAGACAAGCCCCAAGATGAAGGCCTTTCTAGATAGGCTCAAGAAGTGGGACGTGGAGGCCTTTGCTAGCAGATGGGGGTTGAACGAAAAAGAGACATCAGCCCTGAGGGAACGGGTATTCAGGATATTGGACATTCGAAAATCAGACCGTGCTTCCAAGTTGTTCTGGGGGTTCAACCAGCGTGACTTCTGAAAAGGGGTTATAATAGAGTGGGAAGGACTTTGTCACAAACGGGGGAAATATGAAGTATGTAGACTTTGCTCTATACGGAGACGATGGAAGCCCAGAGTATGCGGGAACAGTGCAGCTGGAGGAGGATGGAAGAATTACATTCCAGGCCCTGCCCACCAAGATGGTATCTGAACTCATTAGGTATGGGGTGAGGGGGATCGGGGGGAAAGAGATTAAGGTGGACGAAGGGGAAGCCTTCTTGGAAGCACTGCAGTATGAGTTCTCAGGGTCACGGCTCAGGGCCTCTGCTCCGAAGGAACGATGATTCCAATATAGATTTTTCCAAATCTATCTTGTGTTTTGTATAGACTGTGGAAACTGTTTTCGAGATTATTGCGTTTTATATGTCGTAAGTTATTGAAATTATTCAACGTCAGTGCCCCATATAACCGTACAGGTCTTGCGAAAACTTTTGAACCTCGTCAATTATACGATGATTCTGGTATAACGCAAAGATAATACTGAAGAAATTTTTTTGTATCTCTCCACATATTTTTATCCTCAAAAAAGTAGTGAAAAAAGTCTTTACTTTTTAGAATTACACGCAGTACTATTCTCATCAGGAGGATTATTTTATGCCGTTGAAGATGGTAGTGGACACACTCGAAGGACTCCCGGAGGGAGTAGCCAGCCTGTACGAGGAGAAGGATGGAAAGTATCATTTGCCTGTTGAAGGGGCGGTGCCCAAAACGAAACTGGATGAATTTCGGAACACCAACATCAACGTTACAAAAGAGCTTACTGCTCTGAAATCCCTCTTTGGGGACGATGTTGACCCGAAAGCAGTTTTGGAAGAGTACAAAGCCCTGAAGGAAGAGAAGGAGTCAGCTGGCCACAAGAAGCTGCTCGAAGAGGGGCAGGTGGATGAGGTGGTTGCTCAGAAGACGGAGAAGATGAGAAAGGATTATGAGAGCAAGATTGGGGCTGGATCCAAGAGGATCGCAGAACTGGAGAATGAATTGGCCTCTACCAAGAACAAGCTTGCTGAAATCCTTATCGACTCCAACGTGACCCAGGCCGTCAACGGTTTGGGAGATGCTGTGCCGGGGGCCATCAAGGATATCCTTTCACGGGCCAGAGAGGTATGGCATCTGGAAGACAACCAGCCTGTTCCCCGTAAGGGTGATCAGCTTCTGTACGGAAAGGATGGTCAGACCTTGCTGACTATTGAGGAATGGGTGGAAGACCTTATGAAAGAGGCTCCTCACCTGTTCAAAAGCTCCTCCGGGGCAGGAAGTCAGGGGAGTGGAGGAAGTGGACCGGGCCGTGGGAATATCGACTATTCCAAAATCCCGGCAGCAGATCGTCTCAAGGTTCTTAGAAGGAACCAGAGAAAGCGGTGAGATAACTCGACTTGGAAATTTGGGCTCCTACGAGCCCCAGTGGGGATGAGTAGGAAATAACGCTCAACCCGCAGCGCGGCGAGCAAATCCCGGTGGGATTGGTCTTCAAGACAGTTCCATCGGGATTTTTCATTATACCCGGTGGATAAAAATAAACTCAGAAAAGGAAAGAAAAGGAGGATATCACAATGGCAGTTAACCTTTTGGAATCCAGCAAGATTGCCCTCGGCCAGAACAAGGTTCTGGAAGCCACGGTGATGGAGCTTTACGCCAAGAACAGTGATGTGATGGCAGCCCTTCCCATGGAGACGATTGACGGCAACGCATACTCTTTCAACCGTGAGAAAGTGCTTCCCCGTTCCGACTTCAGGGGTGTGAACGAGGCCTACACTGAGGGCACGGGAGAAATGGAGAACGTCACCGAGACGCTGGCTATTGCTGGTGGCGACCTCGATGTGGACGTCTTCATCGTCAACACAGCCGGAGAGGATCAGCGTGCAATACAGGAGGGGATGAAGATCAAGTCCATCTCTCTCAAGCTGACCAAGACGTTCATCAAGGGTTCGAAGGCTTCAGACACCAAGAGCTTTGACGGGCTCCAGGTTCGTCTGACGGGCTCCAACGTCAAGATCGCAGCGGGTTCTACCGCTTCCGGTGATGCTCTGTCCCTGGTCAAACTCGATGAGTTGATCGATGCGGTGGAAGAGCCTACCCATCTGATCATGAACAAGACGATGCGCCGGAGACTCAGCGCGGCTTCCCGTTCGTCCTCAGTGGGAGGGTATATAACCTATGCCCAGGATGCCTTCGGAAGGCGGGTGACCCAGTACAATGACCTGCCGATCCTCGTTGTGGACAAGGACGAGACGAACACCGACATCATGTCCTTCGATGAAGCGGCTTCCACCGGAACCGGAACCGTGGCCACCTCCATCTACTGCGTCAGCTTCGCAGATAACGGAGTGGTTGGGCTCCAGAACGGAGACATGGATGTCCGTGATCTGGGTGAGATCGATTCTGAGCCTGTCTACAGGACGAGGGTGGAGTGGTACATCACTATCGCTCTGAAGAGGCCGCTGTGTGCCGCTCGTCTCTACGGTATCACCAATGCTGCAGTGACCGCATAAGGGTGATTCCGGGGCACGGCTCGTAGTATAGCAAAAAAAGAAGAACAGGAGGAAAGCAATGAGCGAATTCACCGAAAACAGGGCTTTTACCTATGACGCAAACCTGGCGTCTATCGGGGCAACGACCAAGACCAGCACATACAACGGCTCAATCATCGATACGGGCGGGGGCTATACCAAGGGCATGGCGGTATTCAACGTCACCGCTTGTACCTACTCCACCAACCAGCTGTACAAGCTGTGTGTGGAAGGCTCTTCTGATTCCGACTTCGGAACGGCTGCCAACGTTGTCGATCTGGCCAAGCAGGAGATCGGAGCCGGAGAGGTTCTGAGGGCCGGGACGGCAGCCAACGATGAGGGCACGGGCATCTACAAGTTCCCGTGGCATAACATGCTCGGTGCGACCATCTACCGTTACATCAGGCTGAGCGTGGTCATTTCGGGTTCCAGCCCGTCCATCACTCTGTCGGCTGTCTTCGGTAGTGACGACTAATTAAGGGGTGGGCGATGAAGCAAACCGGGGCTCAGCCTACCATATCGGCTTGTATGATCGTTAAAAACGAGGAGGCCAGGATGAATGCCTGCCTGGCCTCCTTTTGCGATCTTGTTGACGAGATAATCATAGTGGATACGGGCAGCACCGACTCCACTATGGATATCTGTCGAACGTTTCCCAAGGTGAAGCTGTATGAGCATCCGTGGCAAAACGATTTCAGCCTTCACCGCAACCAGTCTATCGAGTATGCTACAGGGGATTGGATCTTCATTGTGGACGCTGACGAGATTGTAAAAATGCGATCTCCGGCACCCGGAGCCCCACCCTACAATGCTCAAGGTTTTCGCAAGTGGCTGAGTTCGATGGACCAGACTACTCTTCAGAAGAACATACACTCATCAGGGGTTGAGTTCCACGATATCCAGCAGGGCCGTTTAATGATGAAGCTCAACTCCGCAAGATTGTTCCGCAAGGGCCATATCAAGTACGAAGGGATTGTCCACAATCAGGCTATGGTCGATGGGCGCAACGATGGCACCGGAGTTTTGTGCCCTATTTTCCTCATAGAGCACTTCGGGTACGACCTAACACCGGAACAAGCGGAAGCCAAGGAACAGCGCACGGCGGGGCTCCTATTGAAGCGGTTGGAGGAGAATCCAGCAGATTGGGAATGCTGGTTTTATCTGACCCAGGTTTACACCACCCGCAAGAAGCTGGAGAAGGCCGTGGAAGCCGGAGAGAAGTATTTGCCTTATGTCGGCCACCCCTACTTCAATTACACTATCTTCTTCACGATGGTTTACAACTATCTGGAGTTGAGAAACCTGAAGAAGGCGGGGGAATGGCTGACGCTGGCTCTCAAACATCTCCCAAGGGATATCGATATTGCCTTTGCCCAAGTGGACTACGGGCTCGCAGCTGGTATCCACGATCACGTCTTTAATGGGGGCCGAAGGTATATCAACCTGTTCCGGGAATATGAAACCAATCCCGGAGCCAAAGGCAACAATTTTACCTTTACTCATAACCAACCAAGCCTTGCGGCTGTCCTTTACCATATTGGAACTCAGCAGGTTCGGGACGGGATGGAAGCTATATTTGCCCTTCAGGACATTCTCCCGAAGTGTGATAAGAACTTCATGGAGAAGATCGTCACTGATACAAAAGAATTCCTGAGCAAGTATGGGATCCAACTAGAGGCTGATATCCAATACGAATCGGGAACCAAGTTCACTACTCAGAAAGCAGCCGCGCAAGGCTGAAGGAGGGAAACACAGATGTCAAATAAGCACGTTGTGTACGATATAAACGGGGATGTTCATCTGATCACTCATCCGGTGGACGTCATCGGGATGATTCAGTCTGGTCGGTTCTTCACGTCTCCTCCGGTCAAGGGCAAGGAAGCTCAGGGCAGAACCTTCGCAGATGTGAAGGTGGTGGACGAAGACGGGAAAGAGGTCAAGACCGGGCTCACCGAGACACCAGAGGAGGAACCGGAATCCAAGAAGCCGGAAAACGGTTCCAAGAAGGGGCTGAAGAAGAGAGTCATTGCCGAGAAGGAGGACTGATATGGATGTCAAGCAGTTGCTCCTCGATGTAACTTCAGACGCGAACGGAGCACCTGTCAAGATCGGAGACTACAGAGGCATCAACGGCCCAATCCCGTTCTTGATATATGGCTCCGGAATATCGGCCACTATCAATATCCAGGGAACCATCGCAACGGACGATGAAGTGGCTGCGGCTACCTGCACGTGGATCACTATTGATGGAGGGGACTTCACCACCGAGAAAGCAACTGCTCTCTTCGCACCTTTTACTCATGTGAGAGGTCAGGTGACCAGTTATTCCGCAGGTACAATAAGCATGAGGATGCTCCTGTGAGCGGGATCATCCCGGAGACAGTACACCAGCCTATTCCCGGAGGAGTAATGTCCCCCATAAACGCTTGGGGGAGCACAGCAACCACAACCGTCTACTACATGTTGTGGGAAACCGGGGTGGGAATACTCTGGGAGGCCGGGGTGGAGATTGACTGGCAGTGATTGGAGGTAAAAAGCGATGAGCGAAACCATAAATGCGAGAGCAGCAGCTTCATCTCTTGTTACAGGGGATAAGATACCTGTTTGGAGCTTGGCAGCTGCTTCCGGGCGGTCAGCTACCCTGGAGCTTGTTTTCAACTTGATTCGGGATACCTACCGCGCCACCAATATAACAGTGACGGGGAACCGGGTGTTTGAGGGCTCAATAACCTTACCTGCAAGATCGGTGGCCATTGCGGCTATCGATGCCACCGGGACTCCCGGTGTCTCAACCTATCTCCGGGGAGACGGGGTTTGGTCTTCTCCTTCTGGGGCGGGAGATGTAGTTGGCCCAGCATCGGCAACCACTCCCAACTTTGCATCTTTCGGTGATGCTACCGGAAAGCTGCTTGCGGACAGCGGGTACAATCCCGCATCCTTCGCAACTCCGGGCCACACCCATACGGAAGCCGGGCTGGTGCTTGCCGATAATACAACGGGGAATGCCTCAACTGGCCGTCACGGTTTCCTCGTAAAATTGAGCGGGATGGTGGGGCAGTACTTGACAGGTACGGGTACATGGGCCACTCCTTCTGGCGGAGCCGGGGATGTTTCGGGGCCGGGAAGTGCTGTGCTAAATAACTTTGCCTCATTCGCATCCTCCGATGGGAAGTCAGTCCAGGATAGTGGCTATGGGGCAAGCTCCTTCGCAACTCCGGGCCACCTCACCGATATATCGACTATCAATGCGACAGGGACTCCGTCATCTGCAAACTTCCTCCGGGGAGATGGGACATGGACGGCTCCAGCAGGTTCGGGAGACGTAGTTGGTCCAGCATCGGCAGTTACGAACAACTTCACTTCCTTTGCGGACGAAACTGGAAAACTGGTAGCCGATAGTGGATATGGGCCTGCGTCCTTCGCAACTCCAACCCATACCCATACTGAAGCGGCTCTTTCCCTTTCGGATAACACGACAGCCAACGCCAGTACCGGAAAACACGGGCTTCTTCCCAAGCTTGACGGAGAGTCTGGTCACTTCTTGAATGGCGCGGGAAGTTGGGCCACTCCTTCCGGAGGTTCGGGCTCCACAGCCTACCACTATGCTTCTCCGGCTACAGCTGATACAACCTGGACGATAACCCACAGCCTGAGTCAAAAGTATGTAATTGTGGTTTGTGCCGTTGGTGGAGTTCAGGTTATTCCTAGTGAAGTTGAATTCACTAGTGATTCAGTTGTCACTATAACTTGGGCTAGTGCAGTCACCGGTAATGCTGTGGTGATAGGGTAGTTCATAAAGGATCGATTATGAGTATCTTGAGATCAATTAACATATATGCTGGGGGAGTAACCGGAACTTGGACGGCTCCACTCAACTTGTTAGACAACTCAGTGCTCGTAGAATGTTATGGGGGAGGTGGAGCCGGAGCCAGAACAGGCACCACCGCTTACAGAGGTGGAGGTGGAGGTGGAGGTGGGGCTTATTCTAAAGCTATCATGACCGTGACTCCGGGAGTGACCTATGATATTTGGGTTGGATTAGGAGGTTATTTTATTTCAACCTCGGAAGTAACAAACGGGGAAGACACCACTTTTACGGACGATGATGAATCAGTATGCCGGGGAAGAGGGGCTTCCAGTCCTTCCATAGGTTCTTATACTGCCTCATCCGGGGCCAGCTTCGTTGAAGGTGATGGGGACAGCGGATTCTCCGGAGGGGCTGGAGGGAACGCCCAAGATATCAATTTTTGTAGCGGCGGTGGCGGTGGCGGAGCCGGAGGGCCTTCAGGAGCAGGAACTGCAGGAGCAACGGGCATCCCCTATTCAACGTATGCCACCGGAGGTATAGGGGGAGGAGGTTTCGCAGGCAACGGGGGTTTCGGACTTTATTTTTCAGCTAAAGATCCAGATGTGAAGGGAAATTGGGGACTTTCTTTTGGTGGTGGTGGTGCTGGTGGTTATAGAATCACTTCTTCAAACAATGGGGGCAACGGGGGCAACGGGCTCCTCCGTCTTACTTGGAAAGAAGGGGAGGGGACAACTCAAGCCCAAGGAGTTGAGGTTAATTCTTTAATCATGGCCAACCTGAGTGGACATCCTGAGAAAGAAGGTTTTTACATTGTGAACAAGGTTTTGTACTATCAATTCCCTGTAGGGACAATTTACACGGTCGATGTAACAGAGGAGGCTTGATGAAAATTGACGGTTTGTCTATCTGCGGTTTATCTCTAACGGATGTTTTATCAAAGCCCACCCTGCCGTCTGGATATGGCCAAATATACTTCCAAGGCGGGGTTTTGTATTACGAGGATCCAGACGCAGTTTTGTTCACAATAGATATCAATGAGCATATGTCTGACAGGGGTTGTTTCTTCGGTGGCTATAATCCACTGCAGACACCCGCTTACAAAAATGGTATAGAATATATCACCATCTCTGTTCTAGGTGTATCGGGTACTTTTGGAGACATGTCTGTAGTAAGACATAATGTGTTGAATTCTGGTATAGCCTCCCTCACTAGAGGTATTATGGCGGGAGGAAAAACAAGCAGCACAACCTACACCGATTCCATAGACTACATTACCATAGCAACTATCGGCAACGCAACCGACTTCGGTGATCTCACTGCAACAAGAAGTTATCTTTGCTCTGTGTGTAATAAGATCACAGGTATTTTTATATCTGGGCTGTCTGACAAGGGCATAGACTACATTACAATAGCAACTGCTGGTAATGCTGCGGCTGGTGGAACTTATGAGCCAAACAACGC